TCCCGGCCCGGGACGAGCATCGAGAACACGCTGGTCAAGGGGCTGACGCCGCTGGAGCCGAAGCTGATCAAGCTGTCCGAGGCGTTCGAGAAACTGGTGGAGGCGTTCCTGCGCAGCGACACGATCAAGAACGGGATCGACACGCTGGCGAACATCATGGACCGCCTGTCCGGCAACAATAGCAAGTCGGCGTCGCCGGGGGAGGCGGCTGCGGCGGGCGCGGCGATCGGCGGGCTGGTTGGCCTCCCGCTGGGCGTCCCGTGGCTGGGCGCGATGATCGGCGGCGGGATCGGCTACGCGATTCCCGGAGGCGGAAGTTCTCTCCAGACCGGCGCGCGCGGCTCGGGCGGGTTCCTGGACTCGTTCAACAACCCGGGGAACCTGCGGCCGCCCGGCGCGTCGACCGGGTTCCAGCACTTCGGGACGGCGGACGAGGGCGTCAAGGCGATGGCGCGGCAGATCGCGATCTATGCGCAGCGCGACAAGCTCGACACCCTGGCGGGGATCATCGGCAAGTACGCGCCGCCGGGCGAGAATGACACGGAGGCGTACATCCGGGACGTGTCGAAGAAGACGGGCTACGGCGGCGGCCAGCACCTCAACCTGTCGGATTCGCAGACGATGGCGAAGGTGGTCGCGGCGATGATCTCGCACGAGCAGGCCCGCGGCCACTTCGACCGCTACAAGGACACGAAGGTGGTAGTCGAGGTACTCAACAACACCGGCGGCAACGCCACGGTGAACATCAAGTCGGTCGCCGGCGGCGGGACCTAGTCCTTCGGCGGGACCGCAGCAATCGCATTCGCCCAGGATCATGCGGTAGGTCATGGAACACTCCTCAGAATTTCGGATCGTCGAGGCGATCGGTGCGCAGTGCGTCGGCGGCTTCCCTCGCGGCCGGGTGCGTCCTCAAATATTCCCGCAGCGTTTCCGATGAGAGGCCGCCCGGGCAGGTGAGTGCCTTCACGACACAGAACAGGCCGACAAGCGCCTCTCGATACTTCCTCGACTCCGCTTGCGAAGCGCGGAGATCAACACGCGCCGTCTCCAATTCATCGACGAGCTCGTCATCTTCTGGCTCGTAGTCGCGCGGATCAGTGGTCTTCCATTGGTCGTAGGTCACGGTTCGCCTCTCCATGATCTTTCTTGCGCGCTCAACGCACCACAGGGCTGAGAAGGGCAACATGGTTCACGCTCTCGTGGCTTTGCGCGTGTATTTGCTATGAAACTCGTGGCGCGCCAGCACGGTCGCCTTCTTGAACCAGTCCGAATTCCACCACCATGTCGCCGGATGGCGCCACTCAGTGTGAATTTCTCCCGTGCTCATGAAGCAGAGGATCGTCTCTGCCCCGCTGCCGGGATTTTCGTAGGCCTGACGATCCACGCAGTAGGCGAGTGGGATCGCCTTGGATCGGTCGCCCATGCAGGGACCGACCGGAACATCATCGTGCGGCACGCCGCAGTGGATGCAGGGATCGCCGAAGTGGTGCATTGCTCTCTCCGCGCTCAGCCGCGACACTTGTCGCAGGCGAAAGTCTCAACGCCTGATGCCCAGCACCGCGAGAGCGGCTTGACGTGCCCGCAGCAATCGCATTCGCGGCAGCCCTTGCCCTCGCACTCCGGGCACTTGCCAATGTCGGTTTCCAGATACGGATCGTCCGGCATCGGGTCGTGGCGCATCAGGCGTCCATCGACGCAGCGAGTGCTTGCGAGTTCGCGGGATCGGCGGCTCATGGCACTTGCTCCGCATCAGGCACGTCGACAACGCGATATTCCCAGGGCAGATTGCCTTTGCTGCAGTTGGCCGCATACTGCTCGGCGACACCACGTTGGTCAAAGGCAGCCATTGCGTGCCAAGTGATACCGTCAGCCTTGCGGCGGTATTGAACGACGGCGGCCAGTCCGGCGAAGAGGTCGTTCATGATGCCCTTACCTTTGCGGCAGCGGCATCGATCGCTCGGTTCTGGCGGTTCATCCGACGTGTGCATTTCCAATCGCTGACGACGCGCGCGAGGAGGTTGGCGAGTTCGGCTACTTGCATCTGTCGTCCGCCTCTGATGGAGGGTTTCCCACGGTGATCGCGACCGGCGGATGCACCCCGCCGACCACGTGCAGGTAGACCGGCGCCCCGCGCGCGAGGGCCGCGATCTCCTCGTTCGTGGGGAACCACGCGGAGATCATCACGAGGCCGTCGCCGACCTTCTCGGCGCGCACCGGGAGGCTGGCGCACTTGCCATGATCGCGGTGCTCGTTCTTTCCCCAGTCGAGCGGCTTCGCCAGGATGTCCGTCGCGCCGTCTATCCGCCCGATGTGCATGGCCTGACCGTGATGCTCGACTTGTTTCGTTTGACGTAGAAAGCGAGTTTGAATTTACCTTCACCGTAGACAATAATTGCATCCTTCGATGCCGACTGGCTGATCAGCCACTTCACCGCGCGCATCGCCAGGATCCATGTCATCCGGCGGAACGTCCAGAAAGATGACTCTGCGAATGGATGGACAGGCGGTCGTAGCCACTACTTGCATCGCTCCAACTCTCTGACCCGAGCGGCAGAGGCGGTGAGACATCCCGCGAAGAACTCGGCCTGCTCCACCGTCAGGATCGCGCTCCATGCTTGGCGACCCACGCTGATCTCGATCGCGCCGTCGCGATCTGTCACGATGACGCTGGTGTCGTCTCTGCCGCCGACGTTGTTGAGTTTCGCGTCCGCCACGCCATGTACCTCCCTCATTGTGCCGCCTCCTTCTCTCTCGGCCAGCACACCACCGTGAGCGACCGCGGATCGTCCTGCCGCCCGGCGGCTGTGATGGCGACCCGCTTCTTGCACGCGCCGCACTCGACGACAAAAGCGCCGCATCGCGGGGCCGGATAGGGCAGGTCGAACTTGCAGGTCTTTCCCTTGGCGCTGCGGTCCTCGTGGACGTCCATGCCGTTGGGGTACTTCGGGTCCGGCTCGCACGTAGGAGAGCGGCCGGAGTCCAGGAACTCGATCTTCGCGGCGCTCATGTTGGCTCAGCCTTCGTCATCGCGGCGGCGGTATCGAGCGCGGCCAATGCGATTTCGTCTGGGTAGCTGTTCGCGCACCAACCGCCGTCAACACCCCAGTTGTCCGGGTCGCCGATCCGCTCCAACGCCTCCACTAGAATTTTGTTCTTGCGGTGGAGTTCGTTGCTCTCCGAGGTCAATTCCGCATTGGATGTCATGAAGGTGCGAAGGCTATCTTCCGTTCTGATGAACTGGCGGGCCAGAATGCAGGCATCGCAATCCGGATCGCCCGGCACCATTTGCACCAGCGCATTCATCTTGAAATCAAGCCATCGATCGGCGATATGGATCGCCTGACTATGCTCGCTCTTCTCGATCATCGCATCCCTCCATCGCGCTTCGCCTTGGATTGATCTATAGTCTCCTCGCGCCGTCAACAGCAGGGGACCGCGATGGGAATCTCCGCCGGCCTCTCCGCGTTCAAATTAGCATTTGAGCTATCTCCAATCGTAATGCAGAACGGGATCGCCCAGAACATCCCGGGCCAGATGCTCCCGATCATCGCCATCACCGAGTCGCTCAACTTCGCGGCGGGCCTCCTGGAGGGCGGCGACAACCTCGACTTCGACGACTTCTTCGCCCACTTCGTCCCGGTCCCCGGATCGACGCTGTCCGACCAGCAGATCGGCCACTATCCGTTCGCCAATCAGGCGGTCGCCGCGAACGCCGTCATCGCCGACCCGCTGACGATCTCGCTGCGGATGATCTGCCCCTACCGCGGCGAGGGCGGCTGGGCCATCAAGCTAGCCACGATGACCGCCCTCCAGGCGGCGGTGAAGCTCCACAACGCCTCGGGAGGGACCTACATCGTCGCGACGCCGAACTTCTTCTACACGAGCTGCGTCAGCCGGCGCCTCTACGACGTGTCGCGCTCGGACGACAAGCAGGCGATGAACACCTACCAGTGGGACTTCGAGGCGCCGCTCCTGACGCTCCAGGATGCCCAGCAGGCGCAGAGCAGCCTGATGAGCCAGATCACCAACGGGACCGGGATATCCGGCGCTCCGTCGTGGACCGGGCTGGGCGGCGCCGGAGGGGTCCAGGGGGCCGGGGCGCCGGCGGTCGTCGGGTCGGCCCAGGGGGCGCAGGGCGCCGGCACCGTGCCCGCGTTCGGGGGATCCTGATGGCGACGACGACCTACTATCCGTTCCAGCCGTCGAGCGTGGCGCCGTTCTCGTTTCAGCCGAGCCTCGACGGCGACACCTACAACGCGACCGTCACCTGGTCGGTGTTCGGCCAGCGATGGTACCTCAACATCTACGCGCTCGACGGCACCCTGGTGGTCAGCGAGGGGCTCTCCGCCTCGCCGACCGGCCTCTCGCTCCAGTCGCTCTCCTGGGCTCGCGGGAGGGCCTACTCGACGACGATCGACCCCCACGGCCTCAACATCGGTGGCCTGGTGGGGCTGACGATCTCGGGCGCGTCGCCGGACGCGTTCAACGGCCTGCAGTCGTGCCTGATCACCGGGCCGTCGACGTTCACCTACCCGCTCTCGCCGAACCCCGGCCAGGTGACGATGACCGGCGCGGCGTCGTACAACGTGAACCTGGTCGGCGGCTACTTCACTGCCTCGACGGTGGTATTTCGCGACCAGACTCAAACTTTCGAAGTGACGAGCTAGGCGCGCGGGGAGGCGACCATCCGGTTCTATCGCATCGTCATCACGGATCCATCGAGCGGGCAGGTCTTCACGCCGCCCGGCTTCTCGTCGCAGATCCTCGGCGGCGCGAGTTACACGTCGTTCGTCAACGGCCAGACGCTACCCGCGGCATGGGACATCGAGATCGACCTACCCGTGATCAATGCCGCTACGCCGCAGGGATTCTGCAGCGTCCGCATCTGGGGGGTCAGCCTCCAGGAGATCGCCCAGGCGAGCAACCTCAACAAGAAGAACATCCAGATATTCGGCGGCATGCAGAAGGGCCTGCCGCTCGCCAACCCGGCGCAGTCCGGGCTCCTATTCTCGGGGACGATCCTGCAGGCGTTCGGCAACTGGATCGGCACCGACCAGACGCTCGACTTCGTGGTCATGGCGGGCACCGGGTCGGCGTCCCAGCCCGGCGGCGTCGGGACGATCGCCGCGCCGAAGAACATCGTGCTCAACTGGTCGGCAGGCCAGCAACTCTCCGCCGCGCTCGCGCCTTGCCTGAAGACGGCGTTCCCGAACTACAAGCAGAAGATCAACATCAGCCCGAAGATCGTCCGGCCGAACACCGAAGTCACGTTCTACCCGACGCTCGAGCAACTGGCGCAGTACTGCCTGGAGACAAGCCACAACATCATCCAGGACCCGACCTACCCCGGCGTCGCGCTCTACCTGCAGAACGACACGCTGGTGGCGACCGACGGCAGCGCGGCGCTCGGGACGCCGGCGACTCAGATCGCGTTCCAGGACATGATCGGCCAGCCGACCTGGATTTCCGCACCGAACATCACCACAAAATTAGTCATGCGGGCTGACCTCGCGGTTCGGGGACAGATCAAGCTCCCGCCGTCACTCGTGACGAATAGCGCCGCCGCGGCCACCTCGCTCGTGAACCAGAACGTCTCCTTCGCCGGAGGCTTCCAGATCGTCAGCCTGCGGCACGTCGGCCGATACCGAGCGCCGCAGGCCGACGCGTGGGTGACGGTCGTCGAGGCCGCCCCGAATCAGGTCCAAGGAACGACGTGATGGCCGATAACGTCCAGAAGATTCCGCTCGCCCGCTCGCTAGAGCAGTTCGCGAATCGCAAGATCGCCGGCGCGATGACGCTGTACGGGATGTCGCTGCCGGCGTCGATCGTCTCGATCGTGAGCGCCGGGATCGTGACCGTGAAGTTCGAGCTAACGAACATCCCCTACACGCTGCCGAACGTGACGGTGCCGGTGGTCGGGTGCGAGTTCGGGCGGCCGCCCTACCAGGTCGGCACGCTCGGGCGCGTGGTTCCGACCGACGCCTACCTCGGCGGGATCAGCGGGCTCGGCGGCGGCACGGCCGACCTCTCGCGCCGCGGCAACCTGTCGAACCTCGCGTGGGAGCCGATCGGCAGCGTCAACTGGTCGGCCTCGGACGACCCGAACGCCTACGTCCTCTACGGCCCGGACGGCGTGATCCTGCGGACGAGCGACTCGACGTGCAAGGTCGTAGTCAGCAAGACCGGCGTTGACCTCTACCCGCCTCCGGGACTCCCGGTGACCGTGCACGGCAACCTGGTCGTCACAGGGAACATCTCCGGCGCGAACCTCGAGCTGTCCGGCGCGATCCAGGGGCCGGGGGCGGCGACCTACACCGGCAACATCCACACGACCGGGACGGTCACCGGCGACACCGACGTGGTAGCGGCCGGGATATCGGGCGCGATGCACACCCACTCCGGCGTGACGACCGGGTCAGGCGACAGCGGGCCGCCGGTGTGATAATTGAAGCCACGGACGACGAAGGGCACAGATCTCGTGCGCACATATGGCCGGATCGTCAATCCAGACGGGTCGAAGTCGTGGGTCGTCGTGCAGACAGACGCCAACGGTTTCAACGACGCGGTGTACCTGACAACCCTCTGCCAGGTCCTCCTGCTCAACATCAACGAGTCGCCGTTCTACAGCCAGTACGGAATCCCGGACGTGCAGACGATCATCCAGCAGGTCCAGCCCGACTTCTACCTCGCGCGGACCCAGCAGCAGTTCGCTCCGTACTTCGCGTCGCTGATCCTGACCAAGCTCGGCAGCAGGCCGCCCGCGTACCGGATCGCGATCACGACGAACCAGGGGGCGCGGGTCATCACGCAGGTGCCGGAATGACGGTGAGGATTGTCAGGATTCTCGGATTTGCAGAGTTCCACGAGATCAGCGAGGATGCCGTCAGGCGCGGCTTCTATCGCAACGACAAGCGAATCTTTCTCCCTGGCATGGCTTGGTATCAGCCGTTCTACTTCGATCCGCTCGGTGAGATGGCGATATTCGCGGGAAAATCTGGCTTTCGCGACGATCCCCTGTGCGAGCGCGGCGACCCGTTTTTGTCGATCCACTACTGGAGGGACTGGGCAAACAAGAGAGCCCCGATCTGCGTCGTTGGACCCAGCGGAGACTGGTGGGAGATCGACCGCAAATCCTCTAACGGCGACGGCTGGACGGTGACGGGGGAGTTGCCAAATATCACTTGCTCGCCGTCGATCGTGCTGAATGGTTATCATGGGTTCCTACGGGATGGAGCGTTCACGCCAAACCTGTAGGCCATTGTCTGGATGAAGCAGGGATGAAGGGGGGCATGCGGTCGGCGTGGCTGGCCTAAATCCCCCCCATTGTCTGAACCGCAGCCTTGGATAATCCGGGCCGCAGAGCCCACGCACCTCCGAGATCGATGATATCATCCGGGCATTGCGGGGGCAACCCGACCGTGCGATGTTCGCGGCCCGTCGCCGGAGATCAAGATGGTCGACATCCCGGTTGTTGTGACCCTGGCGGGCGCCACGCCCACGCCGCCGGCGACGCTGCTCGCGGAATTGATCGCCAGCGTGTCGGCGACGAATCCCGGGTACACGGCAACGCTGCCTGGCAGCCTCATAGAAGACATATCTAGCACCGACGTCGGCGCCCTGGTGCTATGCGACTCGGGGCGGGTCGAACTGCTTAACTCGCTCACGCCGTTCGCCTCGAACGACTTCATGCTCAGCCAGCTCGGGCAGATATACATCGGGCCGGGAGCGGCGCCGGCGCCGCCTACGAACACCTCCGTGTCGGTCGTCTTCACCGGCACCGTCGGGTTCGTCATCGCGGTCGGGTTCACGGTCAGCGACGGCACGCACCAGTACATCGTCCAGGACGGCGGCGTGATCGGCCAGGGCGGGACGTCGGACCCGCTGTTCTGCCTCGCGAGCGCGACCGGGTCGTGGGCGGTCCCCGCCAACACCGTGACGATCCTCATCACGTCGGTACCGAGCGGCGTCAGCCTGTCGTGCACGAATCCGCTGACCGGCGTCTCTGGCGGCACCGCGGAGACCGCCGCACAGTACCGTGCGCGGGTCATGCAGGCGGGGCAGGCGGTCGGCACCGGCATCCCCACGCTCCTCAAGACGCTGCTGGGGAACGTCTCGGGCGTCCAGCAGCGCCTCATCTCGGTCGCCCAGCAGACGGGAGGATGGACCGTCATCTGCGGCGGCGGCGACCCCTACCAGGTCGCCTACGCGATCTACGCGGCCGGCCTCAACATCGCGGGCCTCGTCGGCGCGACGCTCGCCGTGACGAACATCACCGTTGCGACTAACGCGCAGATCACCACGGCGACGAATCACAATTATGCTGCTGGGCAGGCAGCGCAGGTCACCGGCGTCGTCGGGATGGCGTCCATCAACGGCGTCTCCTGGACGGTCGAGACGATCATCGACGAGAAGAACTTCACCATCAGCCTGAACACGTCGAGCTACGCGCCCTACGTCAGCGGGGGCGTGCTGACGCCGAACCTGATCAACCAGACGCCGGCGATCTACGACTACCCCGACACGTACGTGGTGCCGTTTGTCTCCCCGCCGGCGCAGGCCGTGACGATCTCGATCACGTGGCAGACCACCTCGGCGAACTTCGTCTCGGCCGCGGCGATCGCCCAGGCCGGCGCACCGGCGGTCGCCGCCTACGTGAACTCGGTCAACGGCGGCCAGCCGATGAGCGTGCTCGAGATACAGGCGGCGTTCCTCGCGGCCGTCGAGAACATCCTCGACACGAGCCTGTTCTCGTCCCTGGTGATCGCGGCGTCGATCAACGGCGTCTCGACGCCGGCCACGGGGGAACTGATCATCGGGGACCCGTGGTCCTACTTCTCGACCGACCCCGGCGGCTCCGGGATCAGCATCGTGCAGGGATGATCACCCATGGTGAGGAAGAACACACTTAATTCGATGATCGTTGGAGCGATCCTCCTCGCGGCTGCGGTGCCCGCGCGCGCGCAACTGTCCCAGTCGTTCGTCGACAGCGCCATCCAGACGCAGCTTCAGAGTTGCGGCAACGGCTGCAACACGGCCGCCACGCTTAGGGCACTCCTCGCCATCCTGACGCAGGCGACCTTCCAGTCTCAGGGACCTAACGGGTTCGTCCTATCCGGGACTCCGTCCCAGGGCTTCGTCCCGATCTCGACCGGCTCAGCGAACGCGGCTTGGTCGCCCGACATCAACAACGCTGCGGCTTATGGACTAAGCACCACCGGGTCGGCCGCCGCCAACGGCTCTGCCCTGACCAGCGCCACGTCCGTGGGCCCGGCGTTCATCCCGACCGGGACGTACTCCACCAACCTGAGCGAGTTGTTCGGCGGCAGCACGTGGGGAACCGGGCAGTGGAGCGACGGGACCAACCTACGGGCGCCTTGGCACTACTCCATCTCCTCGGCGCCGACTTACACAGGGACCGGGTTCGGCGGCGGCATCACGGCTGCATTCGACGGCGACTTTACGCACGTTCCGTTCGCCATCGAGATGCTCATCTCCGGTGCCAGCACGGCCGGGACGCCAGCCTCGGGTTACCAGCAGGCGCCGCCCAACCAGATACCGCACTACACCGAGCTATTCACCAGCTCCGGGTACGAGGGATGCACAGCCATCGGCGTCCCTGCCGGCTGCGCGGCGGCCAATGACAGGCGAACCGGCCAGTACGCCTTCGCCACCAACCTGTTCCAGGGCGGTGCCGGCGACGCCTCGGTCCAGGGGTTCAACGTCTTCGTCGACGGCACGTCGACCGGGACCGGAGCAGGTGGCATCCTCGCCAACCCGGCAGGCGCGTTCATAGGGGGCAGCATCTCGACCGTGACGAACGGCAACATCCTGGAGGTCGGTCAGATATCAATGATCGACAACGGGGCGGACGCGGCCGGGCTCGGCTGGAACGTCACGGCAGTCCGCACGAACGCAAACGGGGCGAACGGCGCGTGGTGGTATGGGTTTCGGTCGCAGTCCGCGCTGAATGCCCCGATCGACACTGGAACTCAGGCGGTCGGGACGCACAGGATTGCAGTAGATACGTCGTTCGCCACGCTCCCGTCCGTCGTAAGCCTGACCGGGACGTGCACGGGCACCAGCCTCGCCGCGTCCGCGGTCAGCGGGTACTACCTGCTCAACGGGTCGGTCCTCGCCGGGACCGGCATCACCGGGGGCACCACGGTCTCCTCGCAGACCAGCGGTACGCCGGGCGGCGCAGGCGTCTACGTCGTCAGTGCGAGCTGCACGTCCAGCGGCGCCTCCATCACGGCCACGCCGCCGTGGATACAGGCGGCAGAGACACTTTCGGCCGGCCAACGCATTTATCTCAACGCCACGCCGACCGACGCGTCTGGCTACGATCGGTTTCCATCCTCGGCTGGAGACACGTACTTCGACTACACGAGCGGCTCGTCCAGCGTTAATTGGGTTGTCGGTAATGCGACCGCCCTGCAAATCCTGACGGATCGAATCAGTGTTCCTGGACTAATTGTTGGACTGAGCAATGCCTTCTTTTCTGGCGGAGTTGTCGCCGGCACTGGGTCCAGTGAGGGTAATGGCACTGTGAACGCACAGACGGCCTATTACCTAAACGGCGCCATCGGTGCTACCAAGACCTGCGGCGCAACGATCGTTGTGACCGGGGGGATAGTCACGAGCTGCTAGGTGGAGAAACGCGATGAGAACTCTGATTATCTTGCTGCTGGCGACAGTCCCGGTGCTGGCACAGCAGTGCGTCGGCCCCAGGTGCCCGCTGTACATGGCGCCGATGGGGGACGACAGCGACCTCGACAAGGCCATCGTCGCCTGCAACCAGCACGCCCTCGGCGGCCTGCAGATCGGCAAGTACGACGCTGGGTTCGCGGGCTGCAGGGACGTCTACGCGGTCTGGACCACGAGCCCGGCCAGGGACAGGTACATCCAGGAGATGAGGAGCAGGGCACGCAGATGAGAAAGATCGTGCTGATCGCAGCGCTGTCCGCGGCCTCGCTGAGCGCGACCGCCCAACCCGCCCCTCCGGCCATGACGATCGAGCCCGCTGATGCCGACGCCTTTCGTGACATCGTCGACAGTACAATTCCCCCCAAGTACAACGGAGCACTGATCAGGTGGTACCAGGGAATACTCCTGCGATACCAGCAGAAGCAGCAGGCTCTTCAGGCCAAGCCTCCGAAGACACCGGAGGAGACGCAGCGTGACCTAGACGTCGTGAAGAAGGCGCTGCCGCAACCGTGAGCGACTTCGGACCTGACTTTGGCGACGACTTCGGCCCGGCTTTCAGCGGAGGGACCACCGTCACGTCGCTCGGTGGGCTGGGCTCATACCTCTACGTCCAGTACCAGGACGACGACGACCTGCAGGCCTTCGTCGCGGCCTACAATCAGTTGGCGAACATCTACGTGATGTGGTTCGGCCTGACCCCGCTGCCGGCCTACACGAGCAGCGCGATCGTCGGCGCGCTGCTCGACCTCGTGGCCGCAGGCATCTACGGAATGATCAGGCCGTCGCTGTCGTCGGGGCTCAACCGCGACCTCGGGCCGTTCAACACCTACGGATTCAACACCCTGGAGTTCGGGCGCCGCAGGCTCGTGGGGCCGAACAACGTCACGGTGACGACCGACGACATCTTCAAGCGCATCGTCACGTGGAGATTCTACAAGGGCGACGGGAACACGTTCAACATCCGCTGGCTCAAGCGGCGGATCGTCCGGTTCCTGATCGGCGCGGACGGCGCCGCGCCCAACGTCGACTCGACCTACAACATCAGCGTCACGTACGGGCCCGGCATCATCTCGATCCGCATCGCGCCGGACACGCGGACGATCCTCGGGGGCGCCCTGTTTAACCGGACGGGGTTCAACGTCATGCCGACGGCGGCCTATAACGACCTCGTGACCAAGGCAAACTTCGTCCCGAACCCGTACCAGTACGCGCCCCAGCTCCAGGAGGCGATGAACTCCGGCGTGCTCTTGCTCCCGTTTCAGTATAAATTTGTTCTGACGATCTGAGGGAGGCTCCGCAGGTGGCTCAATTTTTGTTCGCCAACAACGCCGCGAGCACCCTCGCCGCGCCGATCTCCAACTCCGCGACCTCAGTTACGCTGGCGTCCGGCACCGGTGCCCTGTTCCCCAACCCGAGCGGGAGCCAGGAGTTCGCGCTCACCTTCAACGATGCGGCGACGGGGCTGCTCACCGAGATCGTCTACTGCACGTCGAGGTCGGGCGACACGCTCACGATCGTCCGGGCGGAGGAGAGCACGACGGCCCTGTCGTGGCTCGCCGGCGACCTCGCGGCGAACCTGTGGACCGCCGGCCAGGCTGCGGCGATGCAGCAGTCGGGTCTCCTCTACCCCAGCCGGATATTGACGGCCTCGGGCGCGTTCACGATGTCCGGGGCCGACGTGAACGGCGCGGTCGGCCTCAATCGCTCTACCAGCCTCGCCGCGTCCAGCACGACGCTCCCCACCACGCCGGGGACGTACTTCATCGAGGACCTGAATCAGAACTTCTACGCCTATCCGGTGACTGTGAGCGCGCCAGCGACCTACACCATCGCCGGGGCGCCGTCGAAGACGCTCAACGTCAACGGCCAGTGCGCCGCCTTCCGGCTGTACTCGACCGCTAACATCTTCAGCTTCAACCCCGGAGCGTGACCATGCGGACCATCCGAAGCCTCCTCCTGCTCATCCTCGTCGCAGTCGCGGCGATCACCGGGACCGTCCCGGCCATGGCGTGGGAGCAGCAGGGACTCTACGCGACCTCGACCGGGGGCACCGCCAACGCGCAGACGGTCACCATCCCGAACGTCACCGCATACGCGGACATCGTCGGCGTCGTGATATCGTTCGTGCCGACCAACGCCAATACCGGCGCGCTCCAGGTCAACGTGAACAGCCTCGGCCTGCAGACCGTCGACAAGCAGGGGCCGGGCGGGCTGATCGCGCTCGTCGGCGGTGAGGTCGAGCCGAGCACGGTCGCCCGGATGATGTGGGACGGGACGCAGTTCGAGTTGCTCAACCCGGTCCAGATGAACGTCCACGCGGCTGGCTTCGTCGCGTCGGCCTTCTCGTACGGCGAGCCGCTCAACCTGGGCATCACGGCCGCGATCGCATCGAACAACCTCGTCCTCAACGTCGTCAACAACGCCGGGGCTACGCCCACATCCAGCACACCGGTCCCGATCGTGTTCCGGACCTCCGGGAGCGGCCTCCCGACGGTGGCGACGGTCAAGGCCGCGCTGACCTTCACGATCGACGCCGGCAACTCGATGGGGTGCACCAGCGCCGTCGTGTGCCGGCTCTGGCTCATCGCGCTCGACAATTCAGGGACGGTTCAGTTCTGCGCCGTGAACCTATCGACGCCGGGCACCATCCTCGCCCTCAACGAGGCCGCGAACCTCACGAGCGGTGGGGGTACCACCGGCGGATCAACGCTCGGCACCACCTACTGCAACGCCTCCGCCGTTACCGGGCAGATACGCAATCTGGGCTACGTCGAGGCGACCTACACCTCCGGCAACTGGGCCTCGGTCGGCGTCATCCAGCTCATGGGACCTGGCGTCAAGAAACCCGGCGACTCCGTACAGACCGTTACCTACAGCACGACCGCATCCGTTACCGGCGGAAGTGGCGCGACTAAGACTGCGATCGCCTGGAGCGCGACGGCGAACATCACGCCAACCAGCGTCGTCAACCAGATCAAGGTGACGATCGTCGGCGTCGCCAGATCCGGATCTGGCACGAATGGTTACATCGGCCTGTTTCGCGGCACGACCTCGACCGTCATCGGATCACAATATCAAGGTGGTACCGAGACGGCCTCCACTCCCAGCCTCTTTCCAGTCTATAACTGGGTTTTTGACAGCCCGGCCACCACCTCCGCCCAGACTTACGGTGCCTACGTGAATGGCGCGGGCATCGTGTGGTTGAGCACGGCCGGGAGTTCTTGCCCGGTAGCGTGCACCGGATATCTGATTCTCGAGGAAGTCATGGGCGCGCTTCCGGAGCCCGCAAATGACGACGGCGGCCCCATGAGAATGGTCGGGTGAGGGGGCCGCGCGCGATCGACGTCGCGATCGCCGTCGCCGGCCTCGTTTTTCTGTTCGTGATGCTGCTCAGGAGGATCATGCCATGCCAATTACGATCGAAGGAAAGTGCTCATGGTTTGGTGGTCCGAACGATAAGGGTGTCGGCCCGATGGAAGGTCTCGCGCTGATCCCTGGACTTGCGCGGGGACTGGACCCGGCATCGTTCTATATCGCCTGCCGCTGGAACTACCGGCAGACGTCGAAAGCCTATTTGAAATCGATCACCGTTGACGTGTGCGATCCGCGGCGTCCGGACAAGATCATCAAGTGCCGTCCGGTGGATTGGGGTCCGAACAAGCGCACGGGGCGCGTTGCCGATCTCTCTCCGGGTGCCATCAACGCGCTTGGGCTCGATACGAACGATATCGTCCGCGTCGTGATTCCGCTGCCCGGCGACGCTGCGGAAGCGCCGCCGAAGCAAGTTGCGGCCCCGCTTCCGCTCGCTGCCCCATCTCCGATCATCGCATCCGCCGGCACCGAACTCATCAAGCAGACCTGGCCTCTCCAGCGCGACGCGATTTCCTATTACGGAAACCCCTACGCAAAGGGCTGGATGGCCGCGAACCTCGTCGAGGTCGAAACCCCGTGGCTTCTGCACATGGGGCACACGCCGATGAACCACATCCAAATCCACAAGCGCTGCGCAGACAGCCTCAAGCGCGTGCTCGCCTGGACGTGGGAGCAGGCCGGCAAGAGCCAGGACAAGATCGTGGCCCTGCACTTCGACCGCTACTCGGGCTCCTACAATCTGCGCCCGATGCGCGGCGGCCAAGCGATGTCCATGCACGGCCTCGGTGCGGCGATCGACTGGGATGACGAGGAAAACCAGCAGCACTCGCAGCATCATCTATTCACTACCGGGACGCCCCTGATCCACGCCTTCATGGGTGAAGCTTGGGAGTGGGGCGGCCTTTGGTCACCAGCGTCGATCGACGCAATGCATGTCCAAAGCGCTCGCGTACACGGCGGATAACAGGAGCACACAGATATGCAAATGCCCGACCAAGACACCATCAACTCCCTCCTGCGCCAAGGCTACACGGCCGCCGGCACGGCATTGACGATCGGAACGCTGATCGCGGTCGTGCCTCAAGAGGCTGTCCAGCCGACGATCGCAGCACTTCATGACATCGGTGACGGACTCCAGAAAGCGATAGGCGGTTTTTCAAGTCTGATCGTCATCTTCGGCCCGATCATCATGGGACTGAGCGCCAAGGCGGCGGCGTTCGCAGTCAGCCTGAAATCGCAGGTCGCCAAGGTACACGAGGCCGCGCCGCACGAACTCATGAGCGCCGTCCAGGACGTGACACCGGGCACGCTCGCCAAGGCGACGGCGGCCCTTCCCGGTGTGCAGGTGACAGTCTCGAGCGCCGCGGCGCCTTCACTGCGCATCCTCGCGGCCGACAATTCACAGCCTGACATCGTGAAGGCGTCGTCGGCACCGCCGGTCGCGCCGCCCGTTACGCAGGGGCAAAAACCCTAACAGAAGAGAGCAACGCCATGAGCCCAATCCTCATCATTCTCATTCTCGTAATCCTGTTCGGCGGCCTCGGCGGCAGCCTCTACACCGGCGGCTACGGCTTCGGTGTCGGCTCCCACGGGATCATCGGTCTGATCCTCGTGATCGTGCTCGTGCTGTTCCTGTTGGGGCGGCTTTAACCAAAGGAGAAAGTGGACATGGCAACGCAGCCCCTCACATCCGCAGACGCCGCCATTATCGCGCAAGCCTTCCGTGACGAGATCGCCGCGGACGAGACGATGTATGCGGGCTACGTCCCGGACAGCATCTACACGCGAGGGGCGGCGCGAGCCGTGGCCGCGGTGAACAAGGCCCACGCGGCAAGCGCCGCCAAGCCGTCGAAGTAAGTCCGCACCCGGCGGCACCGGGAAAATCAAGGAGAATGCAAACATGATTGACGCAAGAGGTTTTGCTCGTGGCCTCGGCGCCCTGTTCGGCGTCGGAGGCGGCGACAGCAGCCATGAAATTGGCGGCCGGTTCATCGACATGCTCAACCATCCCCAGTACGGGGTTCCGGCCGCGAACGTCGCCCTATCGGTGTCGCCGCTGATCGATACCCCGGCTGCGGCTCCCAGCATCGTCCAGGGCCTTTTGAAGCGACCGGAGGTCGTCAGCATCCCCGGAGTCGAAGCCGCACTGATTGCGATCGAAACTGCCGCTGTTGCGACACCGTTCAATCAGGCAGCGTTCGACGCGGCAATTGCTGCGTTGTATGCCGCGCTCAATGCCGCGACTCCGGCGGTAGTCACTACCGCTGCGGCTCCGGCGACCGGCTGGCAGGGCTGGGGCGGACGCCTCATCGATCATCTGCGCGATGTGCAGGCTCCTGGACCAGGACACGTCGGCGGCCGTCGCTGAGATGTTACTGGACAATGCCCCCGGTCGTTGTGGCCGGGGGCGCCGCGCCATCATGAATAAGGAAACTCCGGAATGACCTATAAATTTCACGTCGCGGTAAAGCCCTACTTCCGTCTCCAGCAAACCCATTTCCGTCTCCCGGTCAGTCAGGAGCGTGCAGCACAATCATCTTGGACTGTGCCTGCACTATGCGCCCGCTACAAATGGCCCACAGGCCTCGCAGGCGGTGGCGTGATCGGCATCGTCGAACTTGGCGGCGGATACAAGCTCTCCGACATGACGCAATTCTTCGCCTCGATCGGCCAGCCCGTTCCTTCAATCACCGATGTATCGGTTGATGGCACCAAGAACGCTCCGGGAGTCGATGCCGACTACGAGGTCGCGCTCGACATGCAGGTAGCCGCAGCGGCCTATTACGCGGCCACTGGCAAGACTGCCGTGCTCCGCGTTTACTTTGGGCAGGACATCGCTCCATGCGTGCGCGCGGCCGCCAAGGACGGCTGCGACGCATTCTCCATCTCGTGGGGCGCCCCTGAGCCGCAATGGGGTGCAGCCGCAGCGCAGGACTTGGAGTCTGCCATCTCTGCGGCGGTATTAGGCGGCATGGCCGTCTTCGCGGCGAGCGGCGATAATGATAGCTCAGATGGCGACCCAACCGCAGCCAACGTGGACCTGCCCGCCGGCTGTCCGCACGCGGTCGGATGCGGTGGGACGAACCTCACGGCCGCGTCCGAGGTGGTATGGAACAACAACCCCGGCCAGGCCAGCGGCGAGGGCACGGGCGGGGGGTACTCGACGCTGTTCCCCCCGCAGCCTTGGCAGATCGGCATCCCGCCTGCACCAGCCGGTCTCGGCAGGATGGTCCCGGACGTGGCGAGCGTAGCCGACCCCAACACGGGCGTCCAGATCGTGGTTCGAGGTGCTAGCACGATCATCGGGGGCACCAGCGCTGCCGCGCCGCTCTGGGCTGGGCTGGTCGCTGCGTGCGGCCGCAAGCTGGGCTTCATCACGCCGGAACTGTACGACAACCCGCTGGACTTCACCGACATCACGTC